GAGAACGCTGTCAAAGAATGGCGCAAAGCCAAGGAGGATAAGCCGTGAGAAGCTCAACCGAAACACTGATCAAAGCCATGCGGATTGTGTCATCCGGCAATGACGGTGTTGTCTCAGCAGCAACTGCTGAGGCAGCGCAGCGACTGGAGGAGCAGCAAGAGCGCATCAAGAAACTAGAGAGCGAGAACGACGCTCTCCGCGCCGATCTGCTGCTGTGGAATGAGAAGGAGGTGAAGCTGTGAGCCATCTTGTTAACGCCAACAAAAAGGTCGTCAGCAAAACACCGCGCACAGACCGACAGCCGGTTGTCACCGTGGCGTTCCAGCACTTCGTGAAGGCTGGCTTCGCCCGTCAGCTAGAGAGGCAACTGGCTGGAGCGAATAAACGCATCAAAGAACTCGAAGCCAAAGTGGATGAACTCCATGACCTCGAAAAATGGTTGGAGGGACGATGAACCCCGCATTCATCTACCGACACACCATGACCAGCGAGGTGCTGGTAGTTGACATTGAACGAGCGAAAGAATTGGAGGCAGCAAGACCCTACTGGAGACTGATTCACTCAATCAATGCGGTCGAGGTGCTGAACTACATCATCGGTCTAACACCACGGAATAGGAACCGATACATCAAATCGCTTACGGAGAAACCATGAGCAATATCAAAATCAGCGACTTTATCAACGAGCCATGGCGCGAAGTTGGATTGGACGCAGTGAAACGAGGGGTTGAAACCTGCAAGCGCAACGGGATTGAGAATCCCCAAGCCTACATGGCCATGATTATCGGACTCTGCGACATCATCAACGAACTGAAAGCAAAGCAGATCAAACCATGACCATCGAACAAATGCGAACCATCGACGCCGTCAAGACTTGGAAGGAATTGGAGGAGGCCAAGGAACGGATCAAGCACCTGGAATCAGCCATCCGGAAGACCATCGACGACAACCGACACCTGGCCGATGGGGACAACTGCACCCTCATCGACCTCAAGAAAGCACTCGGATAGCCTGCGAATAGAAGAGAAAAATGACGATACTTCAACAATTAGGGTTGACCAAGGAATCCATGTCACGCATGGTCGGCCCTGTCACTCCGTTCAAGGATCCGAGCCCTCGGATCAACCGGCGGTGGCCGGCTGTTCCAACCGAGATCCGAGATGCCATCCTCAAGGAGGACAAGTCACGCACTTACCCAGAACTATCCAAGAAGTACGGTATCTCACTGTCATGCGTATGGAACATCAGGAACAACAAAACCAACAAACAACAATAGAGGAACTACAACGATGGAAACAGTTATGTCACGAATTGGCCGATTGCTTGGGATGCGGATGCACAATCAAACACGGCCTGTGTGTCCAGTGCCACAAAGCACAGAAGCGGTACCGAGCAATACAGATACCTTTGAGGTAGTAGCAGTAAGTAAGAAGAAGAAGAGCAGGAAGCACAACGTCCTGCTCAAACCAAAATACATGAAACTTAATGAATCAATCGACACGGTTAAAAAGCTAAGGAGCGAGGGTCTCACCTACCGACTGATCGGTGAACACCTCAAGATGTCCAAGCAGCGCGTCTATCAGATCATTCAAGCCGGTCGCCAGCGCGATCTGGATCAGTCCAAATGGACCTTCGGACTCAGCGTTCGTAACTCGAAGCTGATGGACAGACTTGAATTCAAATGCAAGGAGGACGCTCGCAAGGCGGTCCTCTCCGGGGGTATCGCTCCGCTCAAGTGGGTCAACTTCGGTCGCAAGTCCTACACCGACCTCTGCCAGTGGCTCGATGTCAAACCACTTGAATCATTGCCCGATCGGAAATGTCCTCACTGCGGACTCAAAACATGACCGCTCGTCACCAATACCCACTCGTAGAATCAATCAAGGTGGTCCGTCTCTCATCGGGGCGGACCATCCGCATTACAAGGGATCGTACCAAGCAGGATCTCAAACTGATCCACGGCGACGGGGACATCCATCTCACCTGCGTCACTCACGCCGACGATCCCATTGAGATGATCAAGACACTGGCCCGCCTCGAAGACGTTCGATCAGTCGAACTCACCGACGAGAAGGGCAACGGAATCATAGTCCACAAACAAAAATAACATGCACCAGTCCTCAACACACGATCTAGTCAACGCGCTCAATATCCTGTCATCCGAACTCGATACACCCGATGGAATCCCCAATGCGCTCTGCGCAGAAGCCTCTCAACGTCTCCTTGAGCTGGTCCAGCTCACGAGCGACCTCACAGCACATATACTCGCTAGCCCTATGCATCACCCTCGATGTAACGCCAAAACCAAGGGTACCTACTGCAACTGTATCCTGGCACGAGTCCTCCCCACATGAAGACCCCAAGACGCGAACAACCTTGGTACGAATCACGCCTTCTCAATAACAAGAAACCCAGCCCCATCACCAACGAGGAACGAACAAGCATCACCGACGAGAACCGCCGGCTCATCGAGGAGTCGGCCAGTATCATTGCCACCGGCGTCAAACGCGGATGGATCTCCTTCCCGGCCAAGACCGAACCCGAGACCTGGGTGCCATCGCCAACCGGTACCCAGCCACCAGATCCACTCAGCATGATCTGGCCAGAATCCTAACAACCCCGTAACAAGCAACGAATCAACGACATGACAACGCTCCAACGAGCGAGCCTTTGGCTTTCCAAGGTTCCTCCAGCCATCTCCGGATCCGGTGGCCACAACGCCACCTACACCGCCGCAGTCGGTCTCGTCCACGGCTTCGGCCTTTCCCATGTGGACAGCCTCACACTCCTCGAAGACTGGAACAAATCCTGCCAGCCCCCGTGGAAGGCCACAGAGCTTGCCTACAAGCTCCGGGAAGCCTCGTCCCGCGCTCACAATAAGCCTAGGGGCCATCTTCTCGAAGCCGGGGGATCATCACCCTCCGGGTCATTCGACATCAGCAGGGTGACATTCAAGAAGCCGGTGGCCGACGCTTCCCCGATGCCCGTGCCATCGCTCAGCCCCGTCGCTCCCGATCCACAAGCCAGCGAGTTCCGGCGGTTCATGCAGACCGCGTTCGCCCCGACCGAGGTCGTCTGCATCTGCGACGCTGTCGAGGAGGGTAGGCCAGTCAGTGCTGGCTCCTTCATCACGATCGAGGAATGGCTCAACCGCTTCGATGATCCCCAGTCCCGCATCCTCTCACCCGAGCGCGAGGGGATCTTCGTCCGCATCAATCCCTTCAAGCCCAACCTCTACAGCGGCAGCGACAACGATGTCAGCGCGTTCCGCCATGTCCTGGTGGAGTTTGATGACCTCCCCAAGCCCGAGCAGGAACAACGCCTCCGGGACTCTGGCCTGCCCATCACCGTTCTCATCGACTCCGGTGGCAAGTCCATCCATGGCTGGGTCCGGGTCGATGCCCCCTCCCGCAAGGAGTGGGACGCCCGCCGGGATCTAATCTATTCCGCCATCCCCGGCATCGATGCCAAGAACAAGAACCCATCGCGCTACTCCCGCCTCCCCGGCGCATGGCGAAGCCCCACCTCGCAGCAGCGTTTGTTGGCCACCAGCCTCGGTGCCGCATCCTGGGAGGATTGGCTCACCAACCGCGAGACCGATGATGACCAGTCCACCATCGTCACGGTCAAAGACCTGCTGGACTTCGATCCGGCCAATGATCCGGACAACCTCATCGGCAATCGATGGATCACCCGCGGCTCATCCATGATCATCAGCGGCGGTACCGGCATCGGGAAGTCCAGCCTCATGATGCAGATCATCACCCAGTGGTGCCTCGGCCTTGACTTCTTTGGCATCGCGCCGATCAAGCCATTGAAGATCGGAGTCATCCAAGCCGAGAACGATCGTGGCGATCTCTCCGAAGCCTTCCGCGGGGTGATTAACAAGCGCGTCAGTATTGAGCAGATGCGCCAGCTTCACTCCAACCTGGAGTTCCGAACCGAGACCGTCCGCACCGGCGAAGCATTCCTCGCCTACGCCCGCCGCTTCATCCACAAGTCCAAGCTCGATCTCATCATCGCCGATCCCCTGTTCTCCTACTTCGGAGGCGACCTGAGCGATCAGTCCGAGGTCAGCGTCTTCCTTCGCAACAAGCTCCAACCAATCCTCCATGAGACCAAAGTCGCTTGGATCTGGATGCACCATGTCGCCAAGCCCCAACGCAAGGAAACCGGCGAACCACTCACCACAATGGAACTGGCCCACTCAGGGTTCGGAAGCTCCGAGCTTGCCAATTGGGCGCGGGAGATAGCCGTTCTCCATGAAGTAGGCCAATCAAAGCCTAGACGCTTCCAGCTAGCCTTCTGCAAGCGGGGCGGGAGGATCGGACTCCCTTCCCCCATTCTCAACCTTCAGCACTCAGCCACCGGCATCCAGTGGGAGGAATGCAACCCCCTCGCGTTCACTGGGGCGGAACTGAAGGAGCAGAAGAAGCCTTCTTATCCTCGTCGAGGGCGGCGAGCATAGCCTTCAACCATTCATCCTTCTCGATTGTAGCGCGGGCCATCTTCATAGCCTCACGGGCTTCGGTGGCCCTTTTCTGTATCTCGATGACATCGGGATCAACCTCCTCCTCCTCCTCAGGCTCCGGTTCCCCCTCCTCCTTCTCCCTCCGCTTGGACGCCGGACGCTTCCGCTCCAGTTGGCCAAGGAGTCGTTCATGCTTCTTCACCGAGGTCTTCAGATACGCAACATCACGCTTCAGTTCATTGATCGTCCTCAAGAGCAACGCCACCCGATCCTCGTCCTCCGGGGGAACCCAGTCACAACCACGCCACTGCCTATGAACCATGTCATAAATTATGACCTGGGACTTCTTGTTCCTCATCGAATTGAAGGCCCGGATCGCCCGACCCAACTCACAGGCCAGATTCTCCCGGAGGTAGGCCAGTACCTCGGACTTGTCCGGGTCGGCATCGTGGCGTTGCGGGGGCATCAGTCGGAACATCGACCGAAGCGTGGAACCATTGTCCAGATAACTCATAGCAAGAACAGATTGCGTCGTGTAGACCCATTCGTCAATGCAAAGGAAGATAGATTTTGCAGCCCACCCCACAAGGTTATCATCCCCCCTGCTACTCTCCCTTAGAGGGAGACTTACACTCCCTCTAATAAGGGAGTTAAAAACCGCGAACGCCGCAACGCTTTGCAGGGGGCTCTAACGGCCCCCACGCTGCGGCTGCGGTTTTTGAAAACCCTCCGACTGATTGCGAAGTATTGGTTTGGAAGCGAGGGGTGGATAGCGATTGCTGGAGCGGAAAGGGGGCTAGGAGCGCGTTTGATGGTGGAAGTGACCTTGGATCCGGTTCGGGGGGTGGGACCGCTTAGAAACGAAAATCCCCGGATGGGGGTCCGGGGGGGGTGCTTGGGAGGGGGGTGATTGGCCTACTTGGATGTCACCTCTCGGAGCAGGGTGCGGAAGGCGAGTGCGGCGGTCTGGGGGACGACACCGTTTCCGAGGAGGCGCAGTCGGTCCACCCGATTGGTAGCCCCATCATCGCTTCCACGAACGACGGGTTCAATGGGCCAGCTTGTTGTATCCCACCACTTTGGCCAGCTCGTTCCACAATAGGAACATCCGTCGCTTGTGTTATAGTGGAATGGATATGTCCACTCGCGGCAGTTGTGACATTGAGATTCACCATGATCGCATTCGCACCCTCCAAAGACAGGCGATCCACATTGCTTGCATTCCCAGTCGCCGCCGTCCTCAGCTCTCCCCGCCGTGCCATCGCCTCCAGCGTCTTCGATTGCTGGCTTGAGCCATTCAAGCGGAAGCTGTCCTCGTTCGCACAGGGTGTCGGTAGCAACGATGAAGACTCGGTTCCTGCGATGCGGCGCACCGCATTCCTCCGCGCTGAATATGCCCCACGCTGCCTCGTAACCCAGCTCCTCCAGATCGCTGATGACGCTGGAGAGTCCCATCGTGATGTGGCCCTCGACGTTTTCGAGGAATACAACGGCAGGTCGAACTGACTCGATCCCTCGCTTGATGTGGGGCCAGAGATGCCGCTCGTCGCTGTCCCCCTTGCGGAGTCCCGCATGGCTGAACGGCTGGCACGGATAGCCCGCACTGAGTATGTCCACGCTGCCGTGAAGAAGATGCCACGGGAAATCCCGTACATCAGTCCAGATCGGAGCCGCATCAAGCGACCCATCTTCCATTCGCGCAAGTAACACCTCGACCGCGAACGCATCGATCTCCGCATAAGCAAGAGTTCGCATGCCTCGGATAACCCGATCGAGTCCAAGGTCGATGCCCCCGTATCCGGTGCAGAGGCTAAGGTGCGTAACTGTGGGGGTACTATCCATGATCCCATGTTGGTTCGGTGTTCGGTTGATTGGCCTACTCACCAAGGAAGAAGTCCTCCTCCCGCTCGTTCATGGTCACACCGTCAGCCCATGTAAGGCCGGTCATCGATTCGTTGTAGTCGAAGCGGATCAGGAACTCCCCGATCTTCGGAGCATGGATCACCCGATACCCCTCGTTCTTCCAATGCACAGTGCGGCCAGCAAGCACCGCGTCTTTGATC